TTCGTTCACCGGCTTTCCACTCGACGTACCGCCAAAGAAGAAACTGTAACGGCCGCCGTTTAGTGTGTCTTTCGGCTTGTCGCGCGAGTGCAAGATGGAATTCAAAAGGCCCATTCGTTCTCCTTATTTGACTTTATATCGTTATTCTGATAGAATGTGCATATCAATTACAGGAGGTGATTTCGATGGCTGTGATCCGCCCCAGTTCCGATCTGCGCAACCGGTATGGAGAAATCTCCGAGTTCTGCAACAAGCATCAAGAACCGGTGTTTATCACCAAAAACGGCGCGGGCGATCTCGTCGTCATGTCCAACGCTGAATACGAACGACTCAGCGGCAAGCGCGAGCTTTACCGTATGCTGGACGCCGGGCTTGCCGACGCGAATGCTGGCAAGAGTCGCAAGGCCGAAGACGTATTTTCCGATATCGAAAGGAAGTACGGCCTTGGAAAAGTATGAAATACGGATTGTTGACGCGGCTGAACAAGATCTGAATCAGATCTTCGGATATATCGCCGATACCCTTCACGAGCCGGAAGCCGCCGCTCGTTTGTTGCTATCATTTCGCGAAGCAATTGATTCTCTGCGACAGCTTCCGTTTCGGCAACGCCCGCTTCAGGAAGAGCCTTACGCCGCGCTTGGTATGCGGCGATTGTTCGTCGGAAACTACATTGTTTTCTATTCGGCGATTGAAGGTGATACTACCATACAGATTCTCAGGGTTTTATATAAGCGCCGCGAATGGCAAACATTATTGGAATACGATCAAGTGGAACCATAAACTGAAATAATGGCATGTTTTTTACAGTCTTATTTCATTTTCTTGCTCGAAACTGAAATAACGGTTAGCCGAGGATGAATAACCCTCGCCTATCGTAAACGCTTTCATTCTCGCCGCCGCCATTCCGCAACGCCCGATCCAGTGCCATGATCGTCGCCACAGCACCGTCGATTTTCTCGGTGCTTTTTTCTTTGTCCGGCTTGATATTCCCTGCGGGGTCCGTGCGGATATAGATATTGTCCATCATCCAGCGCAAAACCGGCTGGCCACCGTGCGCGATCCTCTGTTCCAGCGTCAGCTTCATGAGTTCTTTCGTCGGCGGAGACATATCCTTGAATCCCTGACCGAACGGAACGACCGTGAATCCCATTCCCTCAAGGTTCTGCACCATCTGTACCGCGCCCCAACGGTCAAAGGCGATCTCGCGAATGTTGTACTTCAAACCGAGCTGCTCGATGAACGTTTCGATAAATCCGTAATGAACCACGTTCCCCTCGGTAGTCAGAAGGAATCCCTGCTTCTGCCAAAGGTCGTAGTTCACGTGGTCGCGCCGCACACGCAGGTCTATGTTCTCCTCGGGGATCCAGAAGAACGGCAGAATATAGTATTTATCGTCTTCATCCATCGGCGGGAATACTAACACAAAAGCGGTGATATCGGTGCTTGACGAAAGATCGAGGCCGCCGTAGCAGACCCGGCCTTTCAGCATCTCCGAGTCAACCGGGAACGCACATTTATCCCAAATGTCCATCGGCATCCAGCGGATCGCTTGTTTGACCCACTGGTTCAACCGGAGCTGACGAAACGCGTTCTCCTCCGCAGGGTTCTGCTGCGCGCTATCACACGCCGCTTTCACCTTGTCTACGCCTACCGTGATGCCAAGCGACGGATTCGCTTTCTTCCACACCTTCGGATCAGTCCAAGAGTCGTTCTCTTCGGTGCCGTAGATCACAGGGTAGAACGTCGGATCAGTCTTCCTGCCATCTAAGATATCCTTTGCCTTCGAATGCACTTCCCAGCAAATCGAATTTGTGTTATCGCCAGCCGTGGTGATCAGAAAATACAGCGGCTGCATGCGCGCGTCGCCGCTGCCCTTGGTCATAACGTCAAAGAGTCGGCGATTCGGCTGCGTGTGCAATTCATCGAAAATCACACCGTGCGTATTGAACCCGTGTTTGTTAGCGACATCGGCGCTAAGCACCTGATAGTAACTCCCGGTCGGCAGGTACACGAGCCGCTTCTGCGACGCGAGAATCTTCACGCGCTTCGCCAGCGCCGGGCACATGGTCACCATATCCTTGGCAACCTCGAATACGATGGAAGCTTGCTGACGATCAGCGGCACATCCATACACTTCCGCGCGCTCTTCATTGTCGCCGCAGGTAAGGAGTAACGCGACTGCGGCTGCGAGTTCGGAATTGTGCGTCGGCACCATGGAATGTCCTGCCAGATACTGGTGCGATGGCGAACTCACCTGTATGCAACGCATAGGCACACGTGAGATCATAGGCTCGATTGCGTGGATATAGTGAAAGTCGGATCGACGCGGCGACGTTTTAGCCAACTTTCGATTCTTTAATTTTCTTGCCAGCCCGCTCGCAGGGAAATCTTCAAAAGAAGTAAACCGAATGATATACAGCGTTTCGCCTGTAGGCACCCCGCATCTGGTAGAGGGACTTTGCGTCATGCTATTCTTGATGCCAAGAGTCCATAAGAGCTCGCGCACGCTCAAAGCGAGGCGATGCTCAGTGCTGACGTAGATGCCCTGCGCCTTGACGCCGCTGATGCAACCGTCCGAATCCATCAGCCCTCTAAGCAGCGCCCAGCGTTGCTGTTCGGATGCTCGCAGGTATTCGTTTGGAATCCGCTTGTCGTGAAACGATTTGAGAAGGATGTTTTTCAAATGCGGGATGCGCACGATAATGCTATCGCCGACATTTCTCCATGCCGAAGTAATCTCGTACGGCATCCGCCGAAGCACACCAGCTATATCACCTGTGCGTATCGTAATTTCAGGCTTTGTCGCGCATCCGTTCCCAAGCCAATACCCATACAAATATGGATCAACTGGTAGTTCGACAGCAGGCAAAGTTAGAGACTGCGAAACCGGAATTCTGTATATCGAGCGAAACGGATCATTCCGATGCTGTTCCCGATACGCGAAAAATGCTGCATACATTTGCTGCGTTTCCAGCAACTTTACCCTACGGCCATTGTTGATAACCTGCACGTTCCAAAGATGCCGCGCGCCGGCAACGATCTTGCTCCCGTCGCCGAACGTCAGTTGATACGCTTGTTCGGTATCATCGATCTCACTGACCGCAAGCACATAGCATGGATTACCCTTTTCATCGAAAACACGGTCGCCAACACACAGTTCACCCATCTGTTTCCAGCCATCCGGCGTGGGAATCGGTGTGTCCAACGCGAGCTGTTTTCCATTTTTCTTTGGTATTTCGATATACGCCGTGTTAAATTGACGGTATCCACTCGGTTTCAACGTACCAAACACATCGCGAATGATCTGTTCCTGCCAGTCGATCAACAAAAACGGCTTTCCCGCCCAAGTCCCTTTGGTGTGCGCAAGGCACTCAATGAAAGCGACGGCGTTGTCAGCCGCTTGTTTATCGTAAACCGAGTCCTTCGCTTTGAACGGAGTCGGCGTGTACTTCTTTAACTTTCTCATCACGACCGCCTCTTTCAAACCAGTAAGCATAAAAAAGAGCCTCCTTGATCAGGAAGCTCATGTGGTAGCCTGTGCGGTTTAGTTGTATTCTCTCAGGATCTGCTCGTAAACCGCCTTCACCTGCGCACCGCTTGGTTTCTTCGACCAGCCCCTGTCGTACTGTACGAAAAGTTGTCCGTCTTTCCAAATCTCAAGCTTCGAAATCCGTCCGTTTGAAATCCCGTACTCCGAGCCTTCGTCGTATTGCTTGATGTAAAAGCTGTATCCGTCAATCGTCCCTTTGATCCACATTGCTTTGCCCTCCGTGCTTTGTTGTTTGCCTTTCGGCATGTGTATATATCACTCTTCGGGCGATGAATAGCAAGTGAATTCTGTAATAAATGCTCGAGATTATGTGAAAAATCAGGTGTTAAAACACTGGGCGTTTTTCTTGTCCTTAGTAAAACACGGAGGCTCGCGTGAGCCTCCGTGTCCGGCTTGGTTTGGTTATCGTGCGCCGTTGGGGCAACCACCCCATCCGTCTCTTGAACCTCTCAGTGGCTGCGACGTTGCGCGACGCGGCGTTGCCGCGAATTACGCACTCGATGCGTCCAGATTGCCATCCTGTACCGCCGCTTTCAAAATTTCAGTATCGAACCCAGCAGCTTTGTACCCTTCCAGAAGCGTACTGTAATAGAAAGCGCTCGGCTTATTCTGCGGCTTGTTTCCAATAAGGATGTACACAAACGCATCCGTCACCGCACCATTCCATCGCGCCTTTACCGTTGTCTTTCGGTACAGATCTGGCATCCCAATCCAACGATCAAGCGCGTATTCATCCTGCGGGGTTATCTCCCATAGTAGTGCTGGAGCGCTCCCGCCCTTTGCTTTTTCGATCGTCGCAAGCGCGTAGGCGTTACCGCCACGGAACGCGAGTTTGAAGTTCTTTAGTTCCGTCGTGCCGATCGGCTTCGCTGTCGGACAATACTTCGCCATTTCGGCGCGGTTGAGTCCGACGCCGTAAGCGGCAAATACTCGATTACTCATTTTCCTCAATCCTCTTACACTCATCTTCGCCAAACACAACACCGAGTGTGCTCCCACGATCCCAATTCACATGGATGCTGCCAATATCATCCACACAAATCACCGTTCCATAGTCGCCTTGTTGAAGGGTTGCGTAAGGATCGCTCATGCGAATCAGCATCACCCGAGTGCCGGGTGTGTAATACTCTTTGAGATGCTTTAGCATCTCCGGATGAATCGCTGTCATTCTTCGTCACCCGCTTCCCGTGCGGCACGAAACGCCGCGTTGCCAGAGAGGTTTTTCAGCAGGATCTTCCGAGCTTCCTTGTACTCCGCGCCGATGAACCCAAGCCGCAAGAGAAAGCAGCGGAACGCGTATTTTTCATTTTCGACTTCCTGCTCCGTCGCGCTGACGCGCTTTTGTGTTCGCGCCAGTTCGCAAAGCCCCTGTATCAGTTGGTAGTAGGCGACGATCTCCGCCTGATCGTCAGTCGTTCGGAACCACCCGAACTCGATCCTGTCAGAGTGTTCTGTGATCGGTAGGCTGTCCGTACCGAGCGCCTTTTTGAGCAGGGTTTCCTTGCTCGCGACCAGCCGCCGCAGGTTCTCCATGGAGGTGGGCGTCATGCCGTCCTTCGGCAGCTCGACTGCGAGGCGGTCGGGATCGACAGTGCGAGATGTTTCTTTTTTCAGTTGATCCGGCTCGACCGTTGTGGGTTCAGCGGGCTTTGCCGATTCGCCTACCCGTTCGCCGATGAAGCCGTCGTGTGTTAGTTCGCGAATCAGCATCGTAATCTGTGACTCATCCATGTCGTCCGGACATTGGACTGTGCCGTTTTTGTCAACCACGTATGCGCCCACCTGAAATGCGAAGCTCGGAGCGCCGAGGTATCGCGTGGTGTCCTGCAACACATCGCGCATGACCGCGACCAGTGCCTTCCGTCTGTCCCCCGTTACGTTGTACTTGATCTGCATTGTGAATACCTTCCTTTCGATTTGGTAGTCACATATATCACTCTTTCGGGTGTGAATATCAAGCTATTTCGTCCAGAAACACAGCGGATTCCGACAGAATTCCCGATAAAATAAACACAACGCACGGCAACGCGACTCCGTTGCCCCAAAGCTTATACTCCGCGGCATCGGTGTATGGATCTTTCAGCCATTTTACGATCTGTTTTTTCGTCTTCGGTTTCGTTGCCGAACCTGTGATTCGGCGGTGCGTTTCAAAAACTTCCTGCCAACATTCGATCTCATGTTCAGAAGGATGCTCTGTACCAAGATCCGCACACCACCAATCAGGGAATCCTTGCAAGCGGGCACATTCCTCAGGCGTCAATCTCCTTACCGCATACCTCGGTTCTTCCACGCATCTTACAGGAACAAGCATGTCGTTGGACGCATCCTGCCCGTTGAACCCGCCGGGATGCGCACCGGGTGAGATCGTACCACACACGCGCTGATACGGCTCCACCACATACTTGCTGTCTTCCACCTGCTGGTTCTGCGGGAATTTATAATCGCTCGCGCAGAGGCAGCCGACCCGATCTGGATAGCACACGGCATGATGATCGGAAGTATTGAGCGTAAAACATACGCCTTCGTTCACGCCGTCGCCTTGCGGACCGTTGCGGTCGCTTCGCCCGATCATGCTGCCCTGCAGCGCATAAGTTTGCTGCTTCATACCCGTATTCGCAGATAACGCTCCGGCGACATCACCGAGATCACGCACCTCATCACGCTGGTTCTGAGTAAACGCGACGACCGCGATACCGCCCTGATTACAGTCCGGTCTGCCGCCGTTCGCGTCAAGCGTACGCGCGGTGGCTGCTTCGTAAAATCCGCTCTCGGGGTTATCCGATCGCATGGCATTGCTGCCATCGGAACACACGCCGAACGCGCGGTTCATAACGAGCGGGACGTTCATCCCGCCAGTTCCCATGCGCGCCGCGAGCGTCTGAACCAGTCCGTCCTTTTCCAGCTTGCAACGTCCGTCGATCGGGTGATTCTCTATGGCGACCGCCGTTTGGTTATCGCCCATTTCCGCACGAAGGCATCCTGTGCTTTCCGGCCAAGCGTGTCCGCCCATCCGCCTCAGCGCGCCGGGTTCGAATCCAACTGATGCGACAACGCTTCTCTCAGTATCTCCGGCAGGTGTTTGCCTCTCGTTTTCGCGCGACGTAAAATTCCTGCACACGCTTTCGCGCTCAAATAATATTTCTCCGGCGCGTTCGTCGACAAAACTTGCGACAAGGTAGATACGACGGCGGCGTTGGGCGACTCCGAAATATTGCGCGTCGACAACGCGGTATGCCAAGCTCCATCCTGTTCCCATATATACGTCGGCGTAAGGCCACTTGTCGTCCGAAGGCGCAGGCACCTTGGTTCCCGGCGCGACGATGCCGATGATCGCGTCGAGGACGGCTTTGAAGTCTTGCCCTCCATTGCTACTGAATGCGCCCGGGACGTTTTCCCAGACGATATATTTTGGATATGCTCCATTCGTTGCTTCCCTCATTTGCCGCACGATGCGGATCGCCTCATGAAACAGGCCGGATTGCGAACCCGACAAGCCCGCTCTCTTTCCCGCAACCGACAGGTCGGTGCAGGGCGAGCCGAATGTGATGATATCGACGGGTTCGATCATCGCGCCGTCGATACACGATACATCACCCAGATGTCTAATGAACGGCATCCGCTTTGTCGTGACGCGAATCGGAAACGGTTCGATCTCCGCCGCCCATATAGGGTGAATTCCGCAGAGCAAGCCACCGAGCGGAAACCCACCGCTTCCGTCGAAAAGGCTGCCAAGCGTCAATTCACGCATGGACAGCCTCCGCGTAGGGCGTTTGCACACCATCCCGTTCTACAAAAATGCCGTCGGTGCTTCCGACGGTTTCGATGTAGCGATTGACGATCACGTCCACAAATTTTTCATCCAGTTCAATCAATCGGGCTTCGCGCCCCAACTGCTCCGCGCAGATTAAAGTACTTCCAGAGCCTCCAAAGGGATCGAGCACCACGCCGTTGGTCTGCGTTGAGTTTTTCATCGGCACGGCGAGCAGCGGAACGGGTTTCATCGTCGGGTGCTTCTCTGAGCGGTTCGGTTTATCGAAGTTCCAAATCGTAGACTGCTTTCGGTCACCGTACCAAATGTGCTTGCCAGACTTCTTCCAGCCATAGAGGCATGGTTCGTGGCACCATTGATAATCCGATCGGCCGAGCGTGAACGTGTTCTTTGCCCAGATACAACATCCCGACAACTTAAACCCCGCATCTTCAAACGCCCTACGAAAAGCCAGCCCCTTGCTGTCGGCGTGGAATACATACACCGCGCCATCCATGGCGAGATATGCTTCCATCGCCGAAAAAGCGTCGAAGAGGAACGTATACAAGCCCTCGTCGCTAGCAAACTTATCATTCTTAATTTTGCCAGCCGCGCCTTTGTCGTAGTCGATTCCATAAGGCGGGTCGGTTAGAATTAGGTTCGCCTGTTTCCCGCCCATTAGTGCGGCATAGGTTTCGGGCTTGGTGCTGTCGCCGCAAATGACTCTGTGTCGCCCGAGCGTCCATACATCTCCTAGTTTGGAAAACGCAGGCTTCTCGAGTTCTGCGTCAACATCGAAACTATCTTCTTCGGCATCTTTATCGCTGTTGAGCAACTTGTCTATCTCAACGGCGTCGAATCCAGTCAGCGATACATCGAAATCCGCAAGCTGCAGATCGGAGAACAGTAGAGAGAGCTTTTCTTTGTCCCATTCGCCGCTGATCTTGTTAAGTGCGACATTGAGCGCTTTCTCTTTTTCCTCGCTCATTTCCACGACGACGCATTCGACTTCAGTCACACCGGTATCGATCAGCACTTTCAACCTTTGGTGACCGCCGACGACATGACCAGTGGTCTGATTCCAGATGACCGGCTCCACATATCCGAACTCTGAAAGAGAACGCTTCAGCTTCTCGTATTCAGGGTCGCCGGGCTTCAGATCCTTGCGTGGATTGTAGTCCGCCGGAACGAGCTTATCGACCGGCAGCGTTTGGATGACCATGTTGGTTCCCTTTCAATACGATTTTTCGTAAGCCGGTCTGCGCCGCTGTGAGATTCCCCGCGAGTGCTTGCCCGCGCAATGTCTTTCGTTGCTGACTCGTCAGGCGGTAGTATTTCAACGCGCGAATAAATGCTTGTACCTCGTCCATGCTCATTTACCTCTACGCGCGGATAGTAAGCGTTCCATAACATCGTCCTGCGGATTTGTTCCCGTGTAGTCGGTCGAGCAGTTTTCCTTTACGATCTGGAAGATCTCATACCAGAGCCGGTTCGTCTGCGCCATGTAGTTCTGACTCATTGCCACATATGGAGACTGGATCGCGCTGCCGGTTGTCGGATGTTTTGCCAAGAAGCCGTATTCAGTAACAGCTTCCTCACACTGAATCCAGCGTGCGGCACTCATGGCGTACCGCTCCAGCAATTGCGGTGAAACAATCCTTGCCGCGCCACGCTGGTCGAGCCAGTCCCAAGTATTCGCGTAGATTTCAGCCGCCTCGAGGTTACGCCCATCTTTCTGCCGCGCGGAGAGCAGTTCTCTCGGCAGCGGCATATCGTTGCCCTGAAGATTAGCTGTGCTGGGGAACTCCACAACAGTCAGCTTGCGCTTGCCGGGGTTGCCGTCAAGCATCTTATCCGCGAGCGGCTTTTTCTTTTGACCCGCACCCAATCTCGACCCGCCGTGACCGTTTGGCATTTGTGCTTCCTCCTGTAAAAAATAGAGGCCTATTCGACCTCTTGAAACCGCGAAAATTTGTACGTGACCCGACCGCGTTGTCCAAAAATTTTTCACACAGAGATATGTCCTTGCCCACCGGGGCATGGAAATATCTCTCAAGTTCTTATCTGGTTGTATAATTCTTCAAGCGCTTCAGACCATCTACCGCAGTCAGTTTTGTTCTTTTGCTCCCATTCGATTTGAAATCCCTGCGAACCGGTCATCTTGATCGAATTACATAATCGATGAGCCAACTGACAATTCACCAGCTCATGCGTCCCCCCTTGTGAAAGAGGAATGATATGATCTATCGTTGCGGACCATAACTTTTCGGGAGACTTGTCGTAAGGAACAGGTAACCCGCATATGCAACACACTCCATGATCACGATGATATATGCGTTTGAAAGACACTGGTTCTCGGTACGCTAACCTCATTTGCTCGCTTCGCTGGATCTTGTACGCTCGATCATGATACTTGTGTTCGCACTCTTCTGAGCAATACTCATAACGTGTTTTGCCGCATTCTGTTGTAACGTTGCATCCACATTCCTTGCAAATAAAAGTCCGTGGGATATATGCTTCAGCCCACTGTTCTCTTTTCATGCGCAAATTGGCGTAATGGCAACATTCTGAGCTGCAGTAGATATGATTTGGAAATGATGTAGAAAATTCTTTGCCACAAAAAGCGCAATTCCTGTGATACTTTAGTTTGACTACGGGGAGCTGGGTTCTATGCCGCTCTTCAGTTTCTTGCCGTTTCGCTTTGTTTTGACACTCTTTGCAGCAGAACTTCATTCTATACGCGTTTGGCCGCCAGAAAGGCTGTCCGCAGAGTTGGCAGGTATTATATCGGCGATTATGATTCGAAGCGCATTCCGGCGAACAAAATTGTTGCGAAACAATTATTGTTTCAAATTGATTCCCGCAGGTTACGCATAATTTTAAATGCTTGGTCCTGAAATGCTTTTCCGTTATCTTCGCCAAACTACTACAGACCATCGAACAAAAGCGTCTGTCTTTTTGCAGCGCAAGGAAGGATTTCCCACAAGTTTCGCATACATGAGCAAAACCGCTTTTCTCAAGTCGAGATTGTAGCGCGCAGGACTCCGAGCAATAAAGAGGCGGTCGTCCCGCCGAGCGATATTCGAAATATTCTCCGCACGTCTGGCATACATACCGCTTCACAATAGCTGCAACTTCTCTGTTGCCAGCATTCATATTGCCTCCAAACGAAGATCAGTACCATAGCGGTACTGATCCATGTGATTATCGCGATTTTCTATTTTCCGTTCCGATCGTTATCGAGCTGTGACAGCTTTTGCAAAGCGCCATGAGGTTGCCCTCGTCGTTCGTGCCACCGTTTGCCAGCGGCAGAATGTGATGCACTTCCTCAGCCGAGGTCAGTCTGCCTCCGCTCTTGCACTGCTCGCACAAAGGATGTAGTAATAGAAACCGCGCACGGAGTTTCTTCCATGCGCGGCCGTAACGTTTGTTTGTGTCTGAGTTGCGAAGGTATTGATTATACTGGCGTTCAGCGATCTGCTTATGCTCATCACAGAACCGCCCATCGGTCAGTCTCCCACAGTCAGGGTAGGAGCACGGACGCTTCGGTTTCATCGGCATCGTCAGCACTCCTAACCAAACAAGCTAAGGGCTCCCGCGCATTGCGGAAGCCCCTCTTTCTTTTCATCCATTTTGTATAAGATCACTTTCCTAAGTGACATTCAATGTCATTTAGTGACAACTTTTCAGAAAATAATCCTGTGCTAAGCAGCACTTTCATTTTCGGTCTGCACCCTGCGCACACATATTGGTTCTTGGGGATATAAATGATCTGTTGTACTTCCATGCCACAAAATCGGCACCGCGGGAAATATAGCATACCCTTGGTGGTTTTTGCGATGCGCACACCATCGCGCAAAGCTTCCTGATAGCTCATCGTTCCACCGCCCACGGTACACATATACTTTCCAGCGCAAGGTCATGCATTCGTAACAAGTGCCGCTGCGTGTACCCCAGCTCAACTGCGATTTCTTCCCAGCGGTTAAAACACAAATACCGCAGTTCCAGTATGGTCTGGTATTCTGTGTTCTCCACTCGCTTTATTCGCCGCATGATCTCCGTCTTTAGATCGACAAGCGCGTCGATGTCGTCGTTGATCTCGCCCTCTAGATCGACCATTTTGGCAATGATCTCCTCCATGGAGTGCGGATTCGGCGATGCCGCCTTCGGCGCGCCGGACAGCGTTCCCGTTGCTTTACCGAGCAGGTCACGCAATGACATGACCTGCGCCAGTTTACTGTTAATCCGCTGGTCGATCCGGTATGCCTGCGACAAGTATTCCTTTGCGTTCATTCTATTCCTCCATATCCCCACAGGATCGCATCCACGTCCTCCACCGATCGAACCACGAATGCGCGGCCTCCCGCGGCTTGGATTCGTTCGATTGTGTGTTCCTGCAGCTTTGTCAGTTGTCCCGTCGTAGTCTTCACCTCAAAGGCGAAGAACCGCCCACACAGGCAGCAAACGATGTCCGGCAGTCCCGCCGTTCCATACATGCCGCCGTGTTCCTTCCAAGCGAAGCACATCGGCTCCACCTTCAGTCGCCGCATTATTGCAGCGACGATATCTTTTTCCAACATGTGCTTCCTTCCTGTTACCTGTTACGTGTTACTTCTTCCTATCTAGGGCTAGATATATACACGCGCATACGCGCGCGTACGTGCACACGCGAGAGAAATAAAAACATGTTTTCCGTGTAGCTATAGAAATGAAGGTAACTAAGTAACAAGTAACATAAAAACTTAATCCCAGGGACTGATTGGTTCGGGTGTCGTGGGATCAAAACTAGCGATGTCGCACCGTTTCAGAATTTCTTCATAATCCAGCACATACGCCCGTTTTAGCATTCCGCTGATTCTCACCGGCTTGTACGCGATGAACAAATCAGATTGTCTCAGCTGTTTCAGAAATTGCGCGTAGTCCAGACACTCGCCATTAATGGCGTGATCCCGCCGGTATTGCGTATACCGGTCATAACAGAGTTTGAAGTAGATCGCCACTTGATCCAAATTCTCCATGATTGTCCACTCACTTGCGTACAGCCCCATACGCGCCATGCCCTCAAGTGTCAGCTCAATGATTCCCTTATTGGCGGTTCCACCATCGAGAAGATATTCCTTCGCGCCGTACACCAAGTACTCCATACATCGCTTCACGGGGATATTGAATACCTGCTCCCACTCTAGGCCAAGCGCTTGGCACAATGCGCCCAGTAGTTGCAGCCCCGCGACGCAACACGCGATGTTGTTCCGCACCCGTGATGGCAGTTCCGCATCAATCTCATCCAGCGCGCCGCGGTACCATGTTTCCGTGTCCTCGGCGGATGTGTTCAACGCGACCCCCAAAAGCACCCGCCCGAACCCCGAGAGAATGTCTGACATTCCGCTCAGGCGAGCAAACACTTTTCGATGTTTCTCAGGCTTGAGGTCTTTCTTCGAAAACAGCAGCTCTATACTGCGTTCCCGGATCGACGCCTCCGCGGGCGATTCCTCGCCAGCGACCACGAGCGGCGCGCAAAGCGTGTATTTCGTCATGGTCTGATCCGCGCGGCCACGCTCGCCGTCCGTGCCGTCGTAGGCGTTTCGCATGTGGTTGAGGACAACACTGAGAGTCATACGGTCGATTTTAGAGGGTTTAAATTCATCCAGCGTCTGTGGAATCAGGTTTGAAGCGACGGCTTCCTTCATGAGCGTGAACTTCGTTACCTGCGACGCGGCCGTAATGCGCGTTTTGGAAAAGATTGGCAGGATGATCCGCTCGAGCGTGTTGCTCTTGCCGCTGCCTGCTTCACCGATCAGGAACAGGTGTGGATACTTGATCTTTCGGCTCTTGAGATGCTCTTTCAGAAAGCATCCGGCACACCACGACAGCACCGCGATCGTCTTGGCCGGTTCGTTGTAACCAAGCAGCAACGCACCGAGTTCCACGATCTGATCCGCCGAGATCATAGGCACATCCAATATGCTCGGCCCCGCCT